CAGCATAGTATGGCAGGATTAAGTGCATCAGGATTAAAAACACAGATAAGAAGTTACACAGAGGTAGACTCAACTGTATTATCAGACAGTGTATTAGAGAACATAATATTAAACGCACAATATAGAATTTTTAGAGACGTGCCAATTGATGCGGATAGAAAAACATCTACAGGAAACTTTACATCTGGAACAGGAACTGTAACTGTGCCAGCAGGAGCTGTATTTATTAGAGCAGTGCAGGTTTATACTGCAACTGGATCTACTTATACGGGTGCTAATACTTATTTAGAAAAAAGAGATTTAACATTTTTAGAAGAATATATTTCAGCAACTACATCCACTGGAACACCAAAATATTATGCAATGCTAGATACAGGAGCGACTGGAGAAAGCTCATCAAACTCTGGGTCTATAATTGTATCACCAACACCAAGCGGAACGTTTGCTTACAAAATTCATTACAACGCAGCTCCAGCATTATTAGAAGATAATAACACTAATTATATTAGTATGAATTTTCCAAATGGTCTGCTATATTGTTGTCTAGCAGAAGCTTACGGGTTTCTAAAAGGTCCAGCTGACATGCTGCAATTATATGAACAAAAGTATCAACAAGAAGTACAAAAATTTGGAGGAGAACAA